TACAGATGAACGTGAACAGCAAGCTCTATTCCAAAAAGCTTTGGCTGACATCGACGCGTCAAACGTGCAGACCGCACTGGCACTGCAAACAGCCGAAGCAGCACGCTTGCAGAATTTTAAGGATATGCTTTATGACACCGAAGCTCAAATAGCTATCGAATCTAAAGTGACTGATGAAGCCCGTAAACAAGAAGAATTAGAACAAAAAATACTAAAATTAAGGCGAGACAAAGTTATAAAAAACATTGAAGAAGAGCAGACATTTAGGCAAGTAAATATGCGTCTAGAGGAAACACGTAAGAAAACCGAAGAGATTCGTCGTAATCAGGCTGAACTACAGTCTTTATACCAAGGCATTGCAGGTCAGATAGCCACCGGTATAGGCGGGGCTATAGATATTGTGGTTCGTTCTACAGAAAATTTAGGTGAAGCGTTACAGCGCTTAGCTCAAGACATTCTTACCACAGTAGGTAAAATGTTGATTTTCTACGGACTCGCAAAAGCGTTAGGAGCGCTAGGAGGTAACGATGGCCGAGGTATATTCAGCTATCTGGCTTTAGGTTTTGGCGGAGACACAAAATCTCTCGGCTTTGCCGAAGGTGGTTTTGTTACTGCTCCTACCCGTGCCATGGTCGGTGAAGGTGGCGAAGCTGAATACGTCATCCCCGCCAGCAAGATGCGTGGCGCCATGAATCGCTATGCCGCCGGTGCCCGTGGATCTGCCGTTATTCCGGCTGGTTCTGAGGGTGGCGATGGCATGACCGCAACAATGGCTGCTCCGGGTGCAATCGACGTGCGCTACACGGTGGAACGCATCAATAGCGTGGACTACGTTACGGCTGACCAGTTCCAGCGCGGTATGCAACAGGCTGCTGCCCAAGGCGCCGCACAAGGCGAACAACGCACCCTCCGTCGCCTGCAATCGTCCAATAGCACCCGCAAACGCCTCGGAATCTGATGGAACTCGCAGTCGGCAATTTTCTAACGTTCAGCGATAACGGCAACGTCCGCCAACGCTTCCAGAATTTTTTTATCAGCGAAACGATCACGTACGAGGGCAACGAGTATGGCTTCCTGCCGTTTGGCTTTTCGGGCGTTACCATCAACCGCACCGGCGACAACACCGACGCCAGCTTGCTTTTACCTAACAACACGCTGAGCCGTAACTGGGCAGTTGACGCACTGAAAAACCGTTGGCTGGCGCAGGTTCAAGTCTTGCTGCTGGATCCCAATGACCGCACATCAGCCACACGGTTGCACCAGTATTTTGGCCTTGTGACCAGCGGCTCATGGAAAGAAGCTGAGCTGACCGTCAATCTGAATACGGTACTTGACGCGGTTGGCGCTGAATTTCCGATGCGCCGTCTGACCCAAAAGTTGATCGGCAACATCCCAACGACCAGTGGCGTCAGACTTCAGTGATCTGGTAGGGCGTCCTTACCGCCTTGGCGCGGATGGCAGCGGCGACGAAATCGACTGCATCCACTTGGTCTACACCGTGCTGGACGGACTCGGCATCCAAACACCACCGTTCAACGAGAGCTGGTACACGGCGTCAAAACGTGCCGTGGTGCGGGATCTGTTGCGTTGGGGTCGCCGTATCCCACGACCCGAGTACGATGGGGACATCTTGTTACTCCGCGAGAGTAATTGGGCATTTGCGGTGACATGGCAGACCGGGATCTTGTACATCAACCCGTATCTGGCCAAGGTCGCTTGGGGTCGGGTGCAGTTATTTTCCAACCCCGCCTGCTTCCGTACGAGAGGCAAATTGCCGAATTAGCAGGTCTTACTGAAGACGAGTATCGCTTTTTTGTAGCCGAAGCATATAAGCGTTCCCGCGTCCGACCGGCTGAGTATGACCATATTCCCGATATTCAAAATGTGGCACCTTTCTTGGCTGCTGGTTATTTGGCTGCCGGTAGTGCTGCCGCCGCAAAAAGTGCTGCTGCAACCGCTGCCCTTGTCAGTCTTGCTGTTGGTGTAGCCACTACGGCGCTGGCATATTTTTTGATGCCCAAACCCAAGGCATCGCAATCTGCAACACAAAATGGCGGCACACAATTAAATCTTGCCAGCATCCAAGGCGGTCAACGTTTTAGTCCGACTTATGGCTTTGATAGCCAAGCTGAACTAGCCACATACGGCGACCCGATCCCCGTCATTTTTGGCCGTTGGACTGGAACAACCGGCGGCATGATTGTGACCCCCAAGTTGGTGTGGTCCCGCATGTTCAGCTACGGGCGCCAGCAAGGTGTCAAGCTGCTGTTTGTTGTGGGCGAACAAGGCGTTGCAGAAGGCATCCCGCCCGACGGCATCGACCCACCGCCAGCACTGCAAGGCATTTTTCTTGGTAACGGTGCACTGGATGCTGTTTACGACGAAACCTTTGCTTTTTACTGGAAGCGCAACACCACCACATCAGGCTTTTCTCGTATTCGCTCTGCCAACCTGACCTACGGCACCCGTGGCACGCTGGCATCAGGTGATCCAGAAAGCTTTGACGATATTTTTAGCTGCCCCACCGCTATTTCCCAAAACGATACGGGCTTCAGTGCTGCTCATGGTTTGAGTAATAACGCTGAATTTGGCTGTTACTCACCGATTGCAAACGGCAGCCATTACCGCGTCAACTGGCGCGTTATTTCCATGCCCCGCAACATTGGGGTAGAGGAAGATCCGGGACTGAATTTAAGTTTCGAGCGCATCAAAATTGCCGGCCAAGCAACTCTTACCAATAACCAACTGGCAAGCGGAAACGACGTGTTTGCAACCATGCTACGTACTGGCATGGGAGGTACTGGCCGGAACTACAGCCGCCGCATGGGTATTACCGCGCTAAACGGTACTGGCGTGTCTGACAGCACTGGCGTTGAAGAGCGTTTTGTAAATGTTGGTGATATTGCAACCTTCACAATCGCCCGCAATCAGATCCCAGAAAACTTTTACAAGGGTACGGACCGCGAAGTCAGCGTTCAAGACATCAACGATGCCACTACCGAAGAACGCATTGCTGCAGATGATGCGCTGCAAATAGGCGAACTTTTCATGATTGGCCGAACAACGTGGCAAGTAATCAGCCGCAGCCGCGCAATGTGGCGAGCCGAAGATAACGCCGACCAAGTTATCCAGCTCAAGTGCATCGACATCAACGCACCAGCCGTCAACAAGATTGGCTTGGTGTCCAACTACATGTTGCGCCAGAACTACATCAACGACAACAACACCCCCGACAAATACAACGCTGGAGCAGCCTTCTACCCGCTGATGAAAGTGGCTAAGGCCACCGTGCGTAATACCCGTCCATGTGAAGTCACCGAAATCGGCATCCGCAGCAACGTCTTCCAACGCCTGAACGGCATCTGCAACTTCCAGAACATTCCAAGCCCTGCACAACTTGAAAACCTAGATCAACGCCGCGTCCAAGTTGCCTCTGGTACAAACAGCTCATACATCAAACGGGCTTCGGTCTTCACTATTTTTCTTCGTCCGGCTGGTGTGGATGCGTCGGGCAACGAATACGACTGGCAACCGTTGGGCGAACAATTCTGCATCGTGGGCAATCAACCGATTGAGCAGTACAACTACATCCGCCTGGAACACCCCGACCAAAAGCAATACGAATACCAGTTCATCCCCAAGAACGGCGCCGATTTGGGACGCAACACGCCGGATTCGGCTGTGTTCTGGCAACTCATGCACGGCGGTTCACTCGATAACAACGCCGAACGCCAAGTCCTCAGCGCCAGCTACCAAACCACTTACGGCACCTTCAAAGTCAGCTCCGTCGGCCAGCTTGTTACCAAACTCGACGTCCAACAGAACTCTGAATTTAGAAGCCTGCCGTCCTATCTGGACCGCACTACGACAAACGACCGCCCCACCAGCGTAGGTATTACAACTCTGCTGCCAGATCAGGAAGGCAGCCAAACCCGCCTGTCTTCATCCGAGTTTGTTTCTTGGTACACCGACCCCGTATTTGAGTACACCGAAGGCCGCAACGGCACCTTTACGTGGGAACTAACCCGCCGCATTGGCATTGGCTCTGCCGATAACTATCCGGGCAACGACGGCACTTCAACCGTCCGCGAATACCAGCACACAGTCAGCAATAACCGCTGGTACAAAGTTCGCTACACGCTGGTCAAGACTGCACTACCGGCTGGTCATTTTTCAGGCCAATCATTTGTATGGACGATTGCCGAAGAAAACGTCATCGAAAGTTCCAGCAACTGGGACACCCTTGGTGAGTTCACAATTACTTTTTCCGTTGATAACGGCAACCCCTTCCGCCAGCCGCCTTCCAGTCCCGCAATTACAAACATCGGCCAGCGCCGGCGCGTTAGCGGTGTCATTACCAGCGATTTTGTCCAAGGCCGCAGCCAAGCCTTTTACGAAGAACTGTTCGGACCCGCTCGCAACTACAACGTGGGCACCAACCGCTCCGCCACCGTGGACATTACAAGCGGCGGCAAAAACATCCGTCTGATTTTCAGCAGCACTGTTTACTACGACCCCAACCACTGGAGCGGCGCCAAGAACTTGTGGCAAGCACCCACCATTGCCATTTCTGATAACCCCTCGTACGTCAGCAACAACTGGCAAGTGGGCGACACCTTTGATTACCTCGTTACCGTCAGCACTGAAAACAAATACTTCCGCACTCCCGGAACGCAAGTTGGCGCCAAGTTCATTGTCGAAGCCCGTGGCGTCACCATCACCCAGAACTACACCTATCCGGGTCGCACATTTGAGTTCCAGAGCCAGTACGCCGACATCAGCCTGTACGGCAACCTCGTCGAAAAATCCAACGCCAATAATCCCGAGCACACTGTTGTTTACGTCAACGAAATCACCAGCAACCCACAAACACCGGAATACACAAACATGACGATTGCGGGCCTTGCACTTAAGGCATCACGCAATTTCACAGCACTGGATCAAGTCCGCTTCTGGCTCAAAAACGGCATCCCCGTCAAACGCTTCCACCCCGACGAATCCTCAGAAGTCAAGCCAAGCAATCTGTTCTGCGATCTGGTTTATTACATGCTGACCGATCGCGTGGCTGGCGCTGGCGACCTCCTCAACATGAGCGTCAACAGTGCACCCTTGATCAACACCGGCGACTTCATAACAACCGCCAAATTCCTTAAGTCCAACAAACTGTTCTTTGATGGAGCAATCGCCAGCACCGTCAACATCCGTCAGTTCATTGCCGACACAGCCCCGTTCATGCTGTGCAACTTCGCCATTTCTGACGGCAAATTCAGCTTGGTGCCCGCTCTGCCTACCACCGTCGGCGGCGACATCAGCACCGATCCAGTCACCATCAAACAACTGTTTACCGCCGGCAACATTTTTGAAGACAGCTTTGAGCTGAACTACATCTCCGCCGAGGAACGGAAAGACTTCCAAGCAATCGTCCGTTACCGCGAAGAACGCGAAAACCAACTGCCCCAAGAGCGCAACATCGTTGTCCGCTGGAACGAAGGCGGCAGCACCGAATATCCGGTGGAATCGTTTGACATGACGCAATACTGCACCAGCCGCGCCCATGCGGAATTGGTGGCGCGCTTCTTCCTGTCAATCCGCCGCCGTATCACCCATTCGATCCAGTTCAAAACTTCGCCTTACGGCATTGATCTGGCGCCCGGCGACTACATCCGCGTGGTGACCGAAGCCAACCCTTACAGCTCCGCCCAGAATGGCAGCATTAGCGGAAGCGGCATCATCACCAGTGCCACCACCTTCACAGACGGCCAGTACAACATCCTGTATTACAAATCAGGTTCGGAGGATGTGACCGAAGCTCTGATGAATGTCAGCGGCGGCGTGGTCCAAGAATCAGACCTGTACAACAGCGTCTTCACCGTGGTCAATCCAACGATTTCGCAGAACGTTTATCAGGTTGAGCAACTTACGCTGGATGCAGATGGCGTGGTGCAAATCAACGCAACCGACTTTCCGTGTAATGACCGCCTGATCAGCGAGATTGCACTGGATGTGACCAACGCCGCCCGTTTCACGGTTGACTCCTGATGGCCTTCCCCACGCTCCAACCCACTGGACGCAGCTTTGATCCGGGTGATTATCCGATCAAGTCATTCCGCGCTCAATCCGGCGCTGAAACTCGCATCCTGTACGGCAGCCAGCGCACCAACATGTCGCTGGAACTCAACTACGAAAACATCACCGACAGCAACGCCGGCCTATTCGTCACTCATTTTGACGAAGTACAAGGCACGTACCAGACCTTTTCAGTGCCATCCGCTGTCCGTTCTGGCTGGAGCGGCACCAGCAGCACACTCGACGTAACCGGCGCCAATGCGTGGCGTTATGCCGAGCCGCCTCAAATTACAGCAGTTCGTCCGGGTGTTAGCAGCGTCCGAGTCAAGCTGATCGGTGTTCTCTAAACTGGAACTATGGCCCAGATTTTTACCGGACGCGACGGACGCCTGTTACTGGGCTCCGACACCTTGGTCAAGGTGACTAACTGGTCACTTCAGGCTGACCTTGAAACCCTGGAGACGACCACGCTTGGGGATGCCCAACGCAGTTACGTTCCTGGCGTCCAAAGTTTCAGCGGTTCCGCCAGTCTTCTGTATTACATCGACACCGACAATACGAACGACGCCAGCACGCTTCTCCGCAAACTGGTCAAAACTTCAGGCGTTAGCAGCACCGACACCGTTACGTTGACCTTGCGACTGTCTGGCGATACCGGCAACAACGACGTAACAATTACCGCGTATATCACCAGCGTGAGTATCGGCGCGTCTGTCGGTGAACTTGTGACGGCACAGATTAACTTCCAAGGCACTGGCGCCTTGACCACCGCGACCTTGTAATGAGCGTCTATCTCGGAAGCTACGGTCTTGTCGAATTACGGCGTAGCTCTGAGCTGGCCGAAAAGTTGTCTGTTGTCAATTCGGGCGACGTTAATGTCAGCCGCCGTCGTTTCAGTTTTGACTTTGACGCAGGTTTCCTCAACAGCGGCGATCAGATTGAAATTCGTAGTACCAACGGCGCCAATCTTGCTTTTGTAGATGCCAGCGGCTGGGTCGTTAATGCCGTCCAAAATGCCGGCCACTGGTACATCAATGTTGACGAACTTGGTGGCATCAGGCTGTACAACACATTCGACAAAGCCATTGAGGGACTGCAATCTCAGGCGATTGTCCTTACATCTATTGCCACTGACATCCCAATCGCCGTCAGGATTACCAACATTGTCCCGCGCATTTTGACGCAGTGTTCGTACTTCGAGCTGAACACCACCCGCGAAGCCGTAGACATTACCGCCCTAGGCGATCAGTTCCGTTCGCAGTATTCAAGTCTGATCAGTGGAAGCGGCAACTTTCGTGCCTATTGGGAATACTTGCCCTCGTACACCAAGCAAAGCGCAGGCGAATCGCCGCATTATTTGCTGCAACTAGCCGTTCGCACAGAGGTCGGCAGCAAGTTCAGCGCCAAGTTTTACCTAAAGGTCGGCAGCGAAAGCGGCAGTAAAACTACCTTTGACGACGAACTGTGGTACGAAATTGACGGCATTATTACGCAGGCTGGCGTCAACTTTTCACCCGAAAATGCCGTTGAAATCAGCGCCGATTTTGTAACCACTGGTCCGATTCGCCTGCTGGCCAAGACCACGCCATCCGACAAACTGCTACTCCAAGACGACGGCGAAATCTTGCTGGAGCAAAACGTTGCCCAAAAGCTGCTACAGGAAGATATTGTCTGACCCAGCTAAGCTAGGTGGTAACAGTGACCTGTCGGCTTAGGCGCGATGGCTGACCTTCGGATTAGCGAACTTACAGCCCTTGCTGGCGCCAATCTCGCAGCGGGCGATCTGCTGCCCATCGTTGACATATCCGCCAGCGAAACCAAAAAGATCACCGTCACGGATCTGGTTGGTAACGCCACCACGCTGATTGCCGACGCCACCATCCCAAGCGCCAAGGTGCTGTTTGGCTCGGGTTCGATTGTTGCCGCTTCACTGGCCACCGACGCCGTAACGACCGCCAAGATCCAGAACGACGCGGTTACTGCCGCCAAGCTTGCTGACGAATCCACCGTTGATCTGGTCACCACGCTGCCGGCATCTGGCGCGTTCACAGGTCAGATTGCACTCGATACCGACGACAACAACGCCTACATCTGGAACGGCAGCTCGTGGGTGAGCTTCAAGGCCGCCGGCTCCGTTGGCTCCGTTGTGGGCAGCACGGCTGGCACGATCAACATTGTTGTCAGCACCAGCGGCAACGACGTAACGATCAGCGCCACGCTGGATAACACGGCTGCAGCCGCCCAATTCCTCGCCGGTCCCGCTGCCAACGCCGGCGCCGTCAGCTACCGCACGATCACCGGCGCTGACCTGCCACTGCCTACCACCAGCGAGCGCGGCGGTGTTGCCATCAACGGCGAAGGTCTGCGTCTCGACGGCAGCGTCCTCGAAATCGACAACGATCTAACCGCAAACGTCACCTACGGGGTCGTCACCTACAACGCCAAAGGTCTTGTTACTGCTGGCCGCACGATCATCAGCAGCGACCTACCGGCTGCCACCAGCGTCGCCAAAGGCGCTGTTATTCCCGGAAGCGGCCTGAGCGTTGACGGCAGCGGCACCATAAACCACACCAACAGCGCAACGGCTGGCACTTACACCAAGGTCACGGTTGATGCCCAAGGTCACGTCTCTTCTGGTGCTGCACTTGCCGACACCGACCTGCCCAACCACAGTGCTGCGCTGCTGACCAGTGGCACGCTGGATGTTGCCCGCGTTGGCGCCAATAGCATCACCGGCCCGAAGCTGGCCAACTACGCCGTTTCCAAGATCGGTGAAACCCAGCCGACCGCCGACCACATCGGTCAATTCTTCTTTAACCCGCTTAGCCGTGACCTATTCCTCTGGGACGGCAACGTGTTCCAGCCCATCGGTATTTCGGTGGGTGAAATCGTCTTTGCTGGAACGTTCGACGCATCTTCCGGCGGCGGCACCGGCCTTGTTGCTTCCGTAACCGCAGAAGGTACAGCCATCGGTCTGGTGGTGGGTCAAGCACTGCCCGCTGCTGCCACGGCCAACAACCGTTATTACCTCGTGGTTGCCGAAGCTGGCACGATCACCTCGGGTAATGCACCGCAGGTTTCGCTGAGCCCGCCGGACATCATCCTGTCGAACGGCTCGGCATGGACCGAGGTTGACGTTTCACAGACCATCACCGCACAGGTCGCCAGCAACGTCAGCTTCACGCCAGCCGGCAACATCTCTGCCACCAACGTCCAGACCGCGATTGAAGAGCTGGATAGTGAAAAGCTAAGCGCCGGCGGTGGCACCATCACGGGTGAACTGCTGATCGGCACGTCTGGAACGTTCGGGTTTGAAGGCAGCAGCGCCAACGCCTACGAGACCTATCTGACCGCCACCGACCCGACGGCAGATCGCACCATCACCTTCCCCGATGTCAGCGGCACCGTCATTACGACCGGAGACACGGGCACCGTCACCAGCACGATGATTGCTGATGGCACGATCGTTAACGCTGATATCAGTGCTAGCGCCGAAATCGCTGTCAGCAAACTGGCCGATGGCGCCGCCCGTCAACTGCTCCAGACCGATTCCGCTGGCACCGGCGTTGAGTGGACCGACAACGTTGATGTTCCTGGAACGCTTGACGTAACCGGCGCGACCACACTCGACGGCGCACTGACTGTTGGTGGTACGGCCACGTTTAACGGCTCGATTGTGCTGGAAGGCACGACCGCTGACGCCCACGAGCTGACGATTGCCTGTGATCCAACTGCTGACCGCACCGTCACACTGCCCGACGCCACCACGACGTTGGCTGGTTTGTCGGTGGCACAAAGCTACACGGCACAACAGCGTGGTTCTATTTCTGCGTTGACCGACGGCGCCACGATCACGCCTGATTTCAGCCTTGCTAACAACTTCAGCGTGACACTCGGCGGCAACCGCACCCTCGCCAACCCGACCAACCTGACTGCTGGTGCTAGCGGTTGTATCTGGATCACGCAGGATGGCACGGGCAGCCGAACCTTGGCGTATGGCAGCTACTGGGACTTCACTGGCGGAACCGCACCGACGCTTACCACGACGGCCAGCGCCCGAGATTGCTTGGTGTATTCGGTTCAGTCCACGACACAAATCACCGCTACGCTGATCACCAACCTGAGCTAAGCAATGGGAGTTCCAGGAAACGCCAATCCGCTGCCAAGCAAGGCTGATATTGAGGCGCGGTATAGCTACGACTCAAACACGGGGATTTTTACGCGTAAGACCGGAACGGCTGCCAAAAATACAAACGGCGCTGGGTACGTCACCCTCAGGATCAACAACAAGCTTTGGCTGGCGCACCGCCTTGCTTGGATGATGGTTTACAACGAAGATCCCGGCGACCGGCAAATTGATCACATCAACAGAAACAGGTCGGATAACAGGATTGCAAACCTGCGTATCGTTGAAAGGCAGGCAAACAATTTCAACAGAGGTGTACGCTCAGACAACAGATCGGGCATCAAGGGGGTTCGATTGCGGAGTGATACCAACCGTTGGGCGGCACGAATCAGAAAAGACGGCAAGTTTATTTGCTTGGGATGCTTCGATACAAAGGAACAGGCACAGGTTGCTTACGACAAAGCGGCGGTGGAACTGTTTGGTGAACTAGCTGCAACAAACGCCCAACTTCAGGAGGTAACAGCATGAGCATCCCCGGAAACGCAAACCCGCTGCTTCTTCGTACCGTCACGGCAGCAGCGACAGGTATTTCCAGAAGCCTTCGTTTCAATTCCGCCGATTCTGCTTACTTAAGCCGCACACCTGCATCAGCCGGCAACCGCAAGACGTGGACCTGGGCGGGGTGGGTGAAGCGGAGCAAGCTTGCTGATTATCAGCGTCTTTTCTGGGCGAATGGTGAATGTAGTATCCGTTTTGAGAACGACGATACTTTGCGGTTTTCTAATTACACGGGATCGTTTACTGCGTTTTTTAAGACCACGGCTGTTTATAGAGACGCTTCCGCTTGGTATCACATCGTCCTTGTCGCAGACACAGCTAATGCGACGGCATCGGATCGCATCAGGCTGTATGTCAACGGTGAGCGTATAACCAGTTTCTCGTCTCAGACGAACCCTAGCCAAAATCTAGACCTAGAAATCAACACTACCGCTGCACATAACATAGCTGGCGCCGGTGGCGGCGAGTATTTCTCCGGCTACCTAGCTGACATCTACTTCATCGACGGCCAAGCCCTAGACCCCACCAGCTTCGGAGAGTTCGACGCCACCACCGGCGTGTGGAACCCCAAGGCGTACACCGGCAGCTACGGCACCAACGGCTTCCACCTTGAGTTCGCGGACAACAGTGCAGCTACCGCGACCACATTAGGGAAGGACACTTCTGGCAACGTCAACAACTGGACGCCGAACAACCTGAGTGTCCTAACTGGCGGTCCTACATCCGTCGCCTCAGCCTCTGGTGCGCTGCCGATCTACAACACCACCGACACCTACGGAACTACCAAAGGCACAGGCACCCGCACTGACACCAATAGCAGCTCAATCGTCCTAGCCATCCCAATGGATGGAAGCAACAACGGCACCACCTTCACCGACGAAAGCGCCACGATCAAAGGCAGCGGTAGCGCCAAAAGCATTACGCGCAACAACACTGTCACATCAACAAGTGTCAGCAAGTTTTACGGAAGCTCTGGAAGTTTTAACGGGTCTAATACAAACCTTGAAGTTACTAGCTCTCTTTCTGATTTTTCTTTTGCCGGCAATTTTACGATTGAGTGCTGGTTGTATCTAAACAGTGGCGCCGGTAGCGACAGGTATTTGTTGGATTACAGGAGTGCTGGACCGTCTGGGCAAAATACTTATGTGTATTTCAACGATGGCGGCAGTGGCGGTTTCAAATTCAACATGGCGGGCGCCGGAGAAGCAACCAGCTCGTCTAACGCGGCACCCAAAGGTGCTTGGCACCATTTCGCCCTCGTTCGCAATGGTTCCACTATTACTGCTTACATAAACGGCAATGCGTCGGTAACACAAACCAATTCATCGACAATCAACGCACCGGGTACATCACTAAAAATCGGTTCTGCGTGGACAAACACAACTCAACCCTGGGACGGTTACATCGCTGACTTCAGGGTTTATAGCGGTCTTGCAAAATACACTAGCAGCTTCAACCCGCCCAGCTCCACGCAGAACCCCACCATTGCTGCAGGCAACGACAGCCTCGTAGACGTTCCCACTAACGGGGCGCAGACGGACACCGGCGTGGGGGGTGAGGTTCGTGGGAATTACTGCACTTGGAATCCGCTATGCCGCAGTTCAGCTAATGCAACTTTTTCAAATGGCAATCTTGACCTTGCTGTAACTACAAACGATTACGGTTATTCGGGAACAATGTTCGTTCCCAATTCCGGCAAGTGGTATTTCGAAGTAACACTGTCAGCAACATCGGGCAATGGTCCGGCCATAGGGATTGTGAGTGCTAAGGCTGAGGCAACTGATATGGCCGATGGCAGTGTCGCTTCAGGTTTGGAATACGGAGGACCTGTGTACGCTTACGGACCAGGATGGACCACAAACCTATTTACGCAAACAACCAGCACTTCTTGGAGTGGTGTAAGCGCATCAACTCCAGCCACGAACGATGTTTATGGGGTAGCCGTTGATTTTGATAATGGTGCTATTTACTTTGCTAAAAATGGCAGTTGGTTAAACTCTGGCTCACCTACTAGCGGTTCTTCTAAAACTGGAGCCGCATTTACTTCCATCGATGCAGAGTCGTATGCGCCGTTAGTTCATGCTTGGGGCACAGGCATTACGGCTGTATTAAACGCAGGCGCTCGGGCATTTGCCTACACCGCCCCCAGCGGCTTCAAGGCGCTCAATACTGCAAATCTACCCAGCCCCGTAGTCACGAAGCCTAGTACGGTGATGGATGTGAAGCTGTACACGGGTAATGGCAGTACGCAGACGATCTCGGGGTTGGGGTTCTCGCCGGATTTGGTGTGGCTCAAGATCCGCAATACTGCAGGCGATCACGGCTTATGGGACATCATTCGTGGCACAAGTGCTCGCCTAAATTCAGGATCGACTGCTGCTGAAGATACAACAGTAGGGGTTACAGCATTTAATTCTGACGGCTTTACTGTCGGCGGGCCTTACAACAGCTCCAGCAATACGTGGGCGGCGTGGGCCTGGGACGCTGGAACATCCACCGTCACGAACACACAAGGCTCCATCACTACGACTGTCAGGGCTAATGCCAGTGCAGGCTTTTCGATTGTGACCTATACAGGCACGGGAACAGCTAACTCAACATTCGGGCACGGCCTTGGAGTTGCACCTAGCCTGATTATTACTAAAAACCGTGGATCCGCAAACGATTGGTATGTATATCACGCAAGCTTGGGTGTCGGCTCCTATCTGGAGCTTAATACGACAAACGCTGCAGGCACGCTTTCTAATTATTGGAGTCCAGTCAACAGTACAGTCTTTGGGCAGACTTACACTTCTGCTGGACCGAACAATGGTTCCCAAGTGGCCTACTGCTTCGCCCC